ACGACGATGGCAGCCGTCGGTCCGTCCGTCATCGTCACGTCACCGGTGATGACCGGCTGTGACCCAGAGAGATCTCCAGCGAAGTCGACAGTCCACGGTCCGCCGTCGAACCCGCTGACGACGACGTTCCCGGAGCCGACTGTCGTGAGAGCCTCGAGCGCTGCCTGCACCTCGGCAGCGCCCGCCTGGAAGAAGAGGTCCGTCGTCACGTCGCCGCCGAGCTCGAGCACGAACGTGCTCGAGGTCGGGGCGGGTGAGGACGAGAAGTAGACGCGCTGACGACCATACTGCTGGTCCGCGAGGAACGAGAACAGGTGCGTCTCGTCGCCTCGCTCAAGAGCGACCTGGCGGTCCAGGTCGCGCGAGACTTCCAGGATCTTCGTGACGAGCGACCGGTCGTGAGACGCGCCCATGTTAGGCACGTCTCCCGCCAGCGTCGTCTTTACGTCCTCGAGGGTGCAGTATGCGACAGTCACCTTGCAGATCCTGTGCTGGTGCTACCCGCGGTAGGCGATGTAGAGGTCCCCGGTCGTCTTGTTCCCGGCCCCAGCGACCACGACGTGAGCCGCGCTGAGGACGACAGGCGCGTCGTACGTCACGGCGATGTCCGCTCCGTCTGCTGCGCCCTGGACGAGGCGACGAGGCATGAACACCTTGTCCGCGGCGATGCCCGCTGCGGCGAGGACCGTGTCGCCCGTCGTCAGGTCCGTGATGGTGACGTCGGGCGTGTCGAGTGTGCCCTTGTCCACGAAGATGGCCACGATCTGGCCTGACACCCGCACGTCAACGGCGAGCGCGCCGGCTGCGTCCACGGTAAGACCGATATGCCTGATGTTCACGTGATCTCCTTACTGCTCACAGTGCCCGCGTCTAGAGCGACGCCCGAACCTGCAAGACTTTGTTAGCCGCGAACCATGATGTAGATCGTGCCGCTTGCCTTGTCCCCGCCGCCAGCGATGGCCACTTTGAGGTGACCGAACACCGGCACGTCGTCGAGATCCGAGAGGTTTGTCCCGTCTGAGGCCTTCTGCACGACCGTCTTTGTCTGGTACAGCTTGCTGGTTGCCAGACCTGTCTTCGCCAGGACGACCTTGGCCGTAATCAGGTCAGTGATGGAGATGTCAGGGGTGCTGAGGTTGCCGAGGCTCACGAAGACAGCCTCGACCTGCCCGGTGACATGGATGTCCTGGGCGAACGACCCGTCCGCGAGCGTGGTGACCGGAACGCGCTTGATGTCCACGTGCTCTCCTTGTCTGGGACGATACCCGCGCCAGTGCGGCGCCCGAGTCCGTCCCTCATATTGTCGCTTGCCCAGCGTCTCGTCAGCCCTCGAAGACGATCACGAGCTCCCCGGACTTCGTGGCGCCGCCGCCGGCCACGACGACGCTCAGGCGTCCAGTCGCGAACGGCGCGTCGTATGTCGCAGCGATGTCGTCGCCAGAATCATCCTGGACGAGCACCCGCGGCTGCCATCGCTTGCTCGCGGCGGCGCCTGACACTGCGAGGACGGGAGCGCCGCTCAGGTAGTCCTCGACCGTCAGGTCAGGAGTCTCCAGGTCGCCGATCCGGAGAGCGAGGGCGTGGATCTTGCCGTACACGCGAACGTCGGTGGCAAACGCGCCAGCGCCGTCTGTCGCGATTGAGATGACCTTGCCGCGGATCGTGGACATGCTACTCCTCGCTCGCCTCAGCCTCAGCCTCGACCACAACTTCAGACTCTGCCTTGACCTCAGCGGCCTTGGTCTCTCGCCGCTCTGCGGCGGTAGGAGCGCCGCGCTGCTCACCGGGCTTAGAGGTCGCCTGCTCCACGTCGTACTGAACGCTAAGCAGCTCGAAGAGGTTCTCACGACCCTTCAGAAGCGGATGTCCAGCGCGAACGCGAGTCACGTCCTTCTGGACGATGACCGATTGTCCGTCGAGCTCTGTCGCGAAGCTCTCCTTCGCGACGTAGATGTCCGAAGACGCCATGAACACTTCTCCTTTTAGAAGATGAGCGAGCCGGCTCGACAGAGTCGAGACCGGCTCACTATCCGTCTTGCTAGACTAGAGGATCAGGAGGCGGAAAGCGTTGTCCACGAGGACGACGCTGTTGTTACGCCAGATCGCGTAGATGCCGCGCTGGCCGGTCGGCCGCCCCGAGGAGCCGAACAGGTGCGGGATGAGCTCGACGCTCATGCCCACGCGGTCCACGATGAGGAAGTTCCGGAAGTCCCCGAAGAGGAGGACCTTCTTGCCGTCGGAGACGGCTGCGTCCATCTCGGAGGATTCCTTGGCCGGGTAGCCGATCAGCTCGCTGCCCGTCGCGTCGGCCAGGCGGACCCAGAGGTTCGCCTCACCGGAGGTGTTGAACTGGCGGACCTTGTTGTAGATGGCCTTGTTGGCCAGCCACTGAGCGCGAGCGCGGAAGCGCGGGCCGAGGTCCTCTTCCACCTTGTAGAGGTCGCCGACCGCGAACACGTTGTCCGTGAGCGGGTTGACGGTGCTGCCGGCGTCGAGGGTGCCGATGATGCCGCCCGCGGCGGTGCCGATGCCGTTGCCGAGGATGAAGGAGGCGGACTCCTCCACGTCCTTCGCGTCAGCGAGGAGGACAGAGATCTCGGACTGAAGGGCGCCCCAGTCCTGCGAGAGCTCGACCGAGAACGGGACGAAGCCCTGGACGCGGTTGGTGCTCACGACGGGCTGCAAGAGCGCGAAGGAGTCGTCCGTGGCCTCGTCGGCCTCGGTGGTTCGGGTGACGGTGATCCCGTCGGAGGTGACACCCTGCCACTCCTTGCCGACGATGGTCTCGACCCGGGCCATGCTCCGGATCGGGTTGACCACGCCGTCCGAGGTCAGGATGACCGTCGGGTCGAGCGAGACCGGCACGGCGAAGCCGCCGTCTGTGTCCGAGCCGAGGGACATGGCGCGCTGCTCGTCCGCGGTGAGGGGCGAGCCCTTGAGGGACTTGCCGAACGCTCGGGCGTAGGCCGGCGAGCTCGTCGCGATGATGCGCTGCGCGAACTGGCCGTCCTCGGTGTCCTTGTGATCGAGCAGGCGCTGGATGTGCGCCTGCACCTTGGCCGCCTGCGCGTCCGGATGCGAGAACGACATGCGCTCCACGATGGACAGCGCGCCGTCGCGATAGCCCTGGCGGAGGTCTGTCATCGAGCTCGAGAGGCTGCGGTACTCCTCGAGGGCGAAGACATTGGACGGGACCCGGCGGTTGCCGGCCCGGATCTGCGGGACGCCGACCGGCTCCTGCGCGCTGCGGTTGTCAGCGATCATCGCGAGCTCGCGAGTGCGCTGCTCGAAGTCTGCGATGGCGCGCTGGTTCTCACTGCGCTCCGTCATGAGGCCGTTCCACTCCGAGCGAACGTCCTCCGGAAGCGGCGTCGCGCCGTACTCCGCGTGGATCTCCTGGAAGCGGGCGGTGATCGCCTCGTCCCGAGATCGACGCTCCTCGATGGTCATCGTTGACTGCGGCATTTGCCTTGTCTCCTCGCTAGGTGTGCTGGGGCTGGATCTAGGCTCGGGCTCGGGCTCGAGCTCGGGCTCAGGCTCGAGCTCAGGCTCGATCTCAGGCTCGGACTCTGGCTCGGACTCTGGCTCCGGCTCCGCCGGATCTGTTGCAGCGGCGCTCTCGGGCCCCTGCGGCTCCTGCCCCGCGGCTCCCTCGTCTGGAGTGAGGTCAACCTCGGCTCCATCTGCGGGGAGTGCGTCTGGCTCAGCCGGCGTCGGCTCTGCGCTTGGTGTGTTACGGATCGCCAGCGTCTCCTCCAAGACCTCACGAAGCCTGTCAGGGTCTCGTGTCATCTGGCCGACCACGTAGGCGTCCGTCAGTGATCTTACGATGCTGGAGCGGACTCCAGCAGTCGCTGCGGGATAAGCTGGGAATGTGACCGGCCCGAACTCCATCACCTGGGCTTCCTTGATCGTCCGCTCAGGAATGCCAAGCGGGTTCTCAGGCGTAGCCTTTGGGTTCTGGATCAGCTCTTCCTTCATCACTCGGAATCGGAAAGAGGCACCATACAGGCCAGCCTCAAGCCCAGGCAGGATGTCGCGATTGTAGGAGGTGTCGAGCAGCGGCACCTCGTAGTACGCGCCGTCGCCGTCCTCTCGCAGGTCAGCGATGGGACCGAGCGGCTTGTCGCCGACCTGGAAGTCCTGACCGTGCTGGAAGAGAACGCGCATCGAGTCGCGATTCTCCTTGAAAGTCTTCTTGAAAGCTCCCGGCGCGATCCGCTCGAGGAACTCACCCTCCCAGAAGGAGTTGATCTCTGTCCACTGGTTGAAGACCGCGAAGTGCCCGCGCATCGTGGGCATCTTTGGCTTCTTCGGATCCTCGTCGCTGTCACCGTCGTCCGCGGGCGCTGCCCGGAAGAGCTCTGGGCTCTGCGAGAGAGCGCGGACAAGGTTGTCTCGCGGCGGCCTTGTCAACTTCTTGTCTTCTGTCGGGTCGTCGGGCATAGTCCTCGGCTCCTGTGCGTAAAGAGCGGCCTGCTGCTTCTGCGCTTTGTCCTTCGTCTCGTGACATCTCCCAAGCGCCTGATCGTTGTCATCGTACTACGCGACGAGCAGAAGCCAGTCTTCGTTCTCTCTATTGGTGACAACGCCTCCAGACGCCTGCGACGTCTGCTCACGCGGCGAGTCTAGAGGAGATCTTACAGAGGCTGTCGCGGCAGTGATCGCAGCGGGCTGCGTCGACTTGCTCGCTCCGACCATCACGAGCGACGCAGAGGCCGCGACACGCTGAGGCGGGTTCTCGCTCCTGCCGCTCGCCTTGGCGACGACGAGGATCTTCTCCTCGATGACGACAGGGAGCTTGTAGACGTAGCCAGCGAGCCCGCCGCGACGGAACCTTGAGCTCGCGTGGCCGTGGCTGACCTGCGACGCCTGGACGGTCTCGCCGACGACGCCCGCTGCCTCCCCGGCTGAGGGACCGAAGTACCGGCTCGGGAAGTATCGCTTGGCGAAGTACCGAGGAGACCACACGGCTAGTTGGGCTCGAGCACGACCGACGTGCGGTTGCCGTCAGCGTCAACCTCGGCCACGATCCGGTCCGTCGTGTCGTTGACGTCCCTGATCGAGACCTCAGTCGTCGCCGCGCCGGAGAGCTTGCCAGCGAGCGCCGCGGCCATCAAGCGCAGGAGCTCCTCAGCGGTGAACCCGGTCTCGATCTCCTTGCCCCAGACCTGAGCGGGCGTGACGCCGCCGCTCGACGTGACGATCAGGCCGCCGCTGTTCTGGGCGATCAGAGAGACGTGCTGGTGCGCCGTTCCGAGAACGTCGGGGATGTTGTTGTTCGAGCCGAACAGGCGAACGGTGTAGTGCGCATCAGGCACGAAGCTGATGATGTAGCCGTTGATGATCTCAAAGGTCTGCGCGTACGCCACGCCCGAGATGACGACGCCAGCGTTGTGCTGGTGCGTGTCCGGGAAGACCATCCCCTCCACGCTGTCCTCGAGCGCCTTGAGCTGCAGCCTGAGCCAGTCAGTGTCGAGCTCATACAGTGTGCCCGAGACGAGCGTCAGGTCAGCCTGCGGGACGTAGATGATCTTGTCTTGCCAGCCGACAGTGACAGCCACAGGTCACCCGCCTCGCTCGGTGGAGCCGGTTCCCATCGTGCGCTGCAGCGCCTCGCCGATAACCCGAGACTGGTTCTGGACCAGGATACGCATAGATGCGATCTCGTTCTCGAGGGCGATCAGCCGCATGTCGTAGTGCGTGCGCAGCTCGTTCAAGTTCTGCGCGAGCGCCGCGGCGTTCATCTCGCCGATGAGCACGTCAAGCTCGTGCTTTGTCTTGCGCTCTCCATTGTCGTTGCCCACGATGCCTCCTTTAGGCGTCTGGGATCATCTGGACGGTCAGGGCCAGCCCAGCGGTCGTGCTGATCGTACCCGTCGCGGGGGCGGTCTTGTAGAACGGTCCCGCCCCGGTCGCGGACCTGACCCGCCCGTTCACCGGCTGCGCCGCCAGCCAGGAGTAGCTCGCGCTGATGTCGCCGGTCCCGTTCGTCACGCCGTTCAGGACGACGAACGTGGCCTTGGGGCTGCCGGCCGCGGGCGAGGTCCCAGGCGTGCCGGCCATCACGTACGTGTAGGCGTCAGCGCTGGTCTTCGTGATCTGGAACGTGCCGTTGTACAGCGGATCCGTGCAGCCTGTGATCCAGATCCAGTCGTTGGTCGCCATGCCGTGCCCGGTGTGGGCCACCGTGGCCGTCGCGCCTGACCTCGTGATCGTGACGGTGGCGTTGTAAGGCTTGCCGCCAGCGGTCGAGGTGACGGGCACCCAGACGCGAGCGCCAGCGAGCGCGGTGCCCGTGTTGATGTTCTGCACGTGGACTGCCAAGGTGACAGGGTCAACGACGAGGACGACCGTAGCGCCCGCTGTCTTGTAGGTGATGTTGCCCGTGCAGCCGATGACGTTGATCGTCACGGTGCCAGTCGTCCGCTTGACGTGGATGCTCGAGTCG